TCTAATAGTATTTCTACAAACTTCTGGGGTTGATGATCTAACTGCCTCAATACCCATAATTTTTAGGTCTGGCGTTTTATATCTTACACCCTCACTATCATGCACATTTAAGATATATCGTTTCTTAGCAGTCCAAATACCACTGTCAGCGATGACTTCTCGTTTCATCACCATCTTTTGTTCGTATGCGTTGACATATTCAGCAAGATCAGAATAACATTTATCAATATACGGTTCAAATTTATCTGAAGCGACAGTATCAAGAAAATCAACCGTCCTACTGACTTTCTCTTCTTTAGTTTCTCCACTCTTCTCTCGAACAAATTTATTAACAAAGTCACCAAGAGAGACATATATTGAATCCGTATCAGACGCAATGACATAATTTTTCTCCTCATCGTTTTTAAGTATTTTGTTCATGTATTCGTTCATCTTTTTTTCTATCCAACGAATACTTAACTGACCAGACAAAGTAATTGACTCCGCCTGTCTAATATCAAAATATCTAAAATATTGATTACCCAATGCACCATAAGCAGAGTTCAGTAGAATTTTTGCTGCCATCTGTTTGTTGTTAAGTTGTGCAATCTTTTTATCTAATTCGACAGGGTCTCCCTTTCCATCAATTTTATCCTGTTTAGTTTGCAACATTTTCTTTTTATATTGCACTCGATCATCATACATGTTCTGCATGAGTTTTGGTAGAAACCCTTTTTTATCTTTGTTAAACATTACGCCACTTGGGCAAACAGTCATATTACTTCTTTGAAGAATGGTTAAATCTGTTTCTTGGTTTAAAAGTTTATCAACATCAGTATCAATTCTCTCGTTTTCATATAGAGTTTCTGGCGAAATATTATACTGCATGATTAGGTGTGGATACAGACTATTCAAGTCAAATGACATAATCCATTCATGTTTACCAACATCAGGTTCTTTAACATATGCCCCCGCATATGCCTCAGACTTTGTTGAGTTTGATCTTGGGGGAATTACAATATTATTTCTTTTCAGTTCATGAAAGGCAATTGAATCCCAAACTTTGATTGGAGAGAAAACTTCATCATAGTTAACTTTAGACTGATATGCAATAGTAATCAGAAGTTCCATAAGTTTTAGTTTATCTTCTAACTTATCAACCAATTCCACATCAACAATATTATAATCGATAAATTTTTGATAGTCTTGTTTGTAGAATAGATGCATATTTGCAAATTCAGAGTGGTCGAGTTTTTTCCTACCAAGCTCTACATATGCAATATGGTCAAGTCTATAAGATTCTCTAGTTACATAGGTGAATTTTTTGTACAGGTCTAAGTAATCGATAATACACAATCCGGCAATATTAACCTGTTGTTGTAATTGCCCACGAATATTTTTTTCAATTCGTTTTACCATTCCCCACGGAGAAAGTTTTTTAACTTGGTCTTCACCCATAATTTTGGTAATACGATTTACAAGATATGACATATCAAACTGATTCACATTCCAACCAGTTACAATATCAATTCTTGCTTTAGACCAAATTTCTAAGAAACTACGCAACAAAGATAATTCATCTTTGAATTTATAGTACTTGATGTTTAGGTGTTGAAGATCTGGATTTGTATGTTCCCAATCACCCAATCCCATAACAATATACTGATTACGCATTTTCATGGTAATTGCATTTACACGCTCTTGTGCAACAGATGGTTCTGGGAAACCATTTTCGCATTCTACCTCAATATCAATATTACAAATATTGATTTTACTCTCATCATACTGTATTTCTATAGGGTAGTTATCTGCAATCCATGGGTAAATAAATTGAGTGTGACCATATATTTTCATATTGTCAACACCATCATATTTACTCATGAAGTCACGAGCATCTTTGATAGAACCTTGTTTAACAGGCTCTACTGACTCACCATGTAGTGTTTTGAATTTTGATTGGGATTTTCCAGTAGAAATGAACAGCGTAGGAGAGTAATCTAATTTTACTTCTCTACGCTTTCCATTATCATATTCTCTCAGGAATATTTTGTTACCAATGCACTGGACATTTGTATAAAAACGCATAATACCTCATAATGTATCATAAAACAGTCGTAATAGTATTTAATGTACCATATATGATACATTTTGTCAATAGTTAAATCTTCACAAACCCATGGTTTGATGACGAGGATTTTGATGCAACTGCAGATTTAAGACTTGAATCTGGTAATACTAAACCATTACCAAACACTTTACTATATTCGTTTAACAACTCATTAACTGGTTCTACAATAAATCCAATATAACTATCTTTTATTGTAACCCCTTCTTTAATGTTACTATACGGTAAAAAGGGAGCAAGACCAATTCTGGCGGTTGCAGATGTTGGATCTGCATAAGATGTTGCAACTTGACATACATTTTTAAGTTTTTTACCATCTTCTGTGTCAGTAACTTCGCCCATGAGTTCTTCACCAGAGATTAGTCTCACAATTTTTACATCTTTAATACTCATTTAAGACTCTTCTGTAGTTGGGGCTGTTGCTGTAGTCTGGGCAGGATTTTGAGCAAAATGTCCAATTAGAGATTTGAGTTTATCTTCGGCATCGGTTAGTTGTGTCATCCATTTGTCCATTTCTTCTAGAAAAGAACCATGTTCGCCTACACCAACTGAATTAGAAAAATACACATTAAGATTTGCAATTGCTTCATCTCTTTGAAATTCATATTTTCTGATTAGTGCCCTCATGAAAGGACTTGATACATAATTAAACTGCATTTTGTTTAGCTCCTTTTGCAATCCATTTTTTTTCATCTTTAATATGTTTACGCAAATGTGATTGAATGTTTCTAAATTCTGGTGTGTCACCACACTTCATAATTCGTCTTTCAAACCATTTCCATTCCATATCAATGACTTTTTTCATGACAACCTCATGTCCAAATGTATTCAAGATAGTTTGATTATTTAAAATTGCCGCCATCAATTTATCATTTGGTAGTGCTGGTTGAAATTCTAAGTCGCCAGGTTTATTAGATTTTCTAACTGTACGATATAAATTTTCATCAGACATTACTTAACAATCCATTCTTTTTCTTCTTGGATTTCTGCACGACGAGTTTTTGTGAGTTTCATCACTTCCATTAGTGCCTTTCTGGCTCTAATACCGGCGGATTTATTGCCTTTTGAAAACTTTTCGTTTTCTAGTTTGTATTGCTCGATTTGAGCAATAATGAGATCATGTGTTTCCATATTTATCACCTTTTCAATATTGGTGGGGAGATAACCCCCCACCTATTTTTATTTAGTCATTATTCGACAAGTAGTTCTTTTTCTGAAATGGTAGTACCTTTACCAATTTCAATTTTCCTTGGTTTCTTATGTTCTGGGATAACCAATTCCATATCGATTGATAAAATACCATTATTAATATCAGCGTGTTTTACTACGAGGTCGGCTGCAAGAGTAAACTTTCTCTCAAATCCTCTTGCACCAATTCCTTTGTACAAGTATTCTTGAGATTCTGTTTCTTCTTTATCTCCAGTCACTGTTAGAACATTATCTTTAAGTTCTACAGATAACTCGTCTTCCGAAAAACCAGATACGGCAACTTCGATTCTATACGAATCTTCAGAAACCTTTACAATGTTATATGGGGGGTAATTTGTTACTTTACCGTCTGTAACTCTATCTAGTTCTCTAAAAAGTTGATCGAAACCGATACTACTGCGTAGAAACGGATCAAACTGTGCTGTATTAAATCTAACCATTTTTTTCCTCCTAAGTTTAGCAAGGTTAAATTTGAGTCCCTTTCGGCAACTCTATTACCAGAATATCATTCTGGGTAATATTATTTATAACAATTTTTTTAAAAATCGTCATATTTTTTTAAAAAATTATATTCCAGTAGAACCAAACCCACCATTTCGATCTGTTTTAACTTCTGGCGCAGTGTCAATTTCAACAACTTCTAATGGTGGATGATCCCAAGAGACTTCGCCCTGAGCAATTCTCATACCATCATCAACATCAAAAGGTATATCAGATATATTTAACAACATTACAAATGTTTGCTCTACATAATCTGAATCAACAACCCCTTCACAATTAGCCACAACAATCCCATTTTTCAAGGATAGTCCAGATCTTGGGTGGATTCTAATTGATTGATTTGGTTCTAAATCAAATATAATACCAGTAGGAACTAAAACTCTTTCACCAGAATAAATTGTTATTCTGTTATTTTCTACTGTTTTTGTGTATTTTTCATTATTAGGTTTAAATGTTTTAACGGTGTCATCATTTACCAAGGATGCTTTAATATCAAAACATGCTGAACCAGTTGTACTGTACTCTGGTAAATGTGCGGTTTGCCAAATTTTAAAACATTTAATTGATGGTGGTACAAATTCACCCATATTCATATCATCAATAATCATTTCATCAAGCATTTCATTATCCTTCATATCAAAGTTTATAGTTTATAGACTATAAAATAAGTTTATCGTTTCTTACCTATATTATATTTTGGAACTAATTCCCATTGTTCTTTTTCTTTGTGAGAAATAATTTTAATCTGTGATAGTGGTGCAGGTTCAAAATCATCTTCAGTAACAACATTTACTAAATCCCACTCTTTCAATAGATTTACAATTGTATTTCTGCGTGAGCGGTCATTATCAGAAAAGTCTGAATCTTTACCATCAAGTTTAAAAAGTTCTTTAAAGTGTACAATATAATATTTTCCTTGCTTATGCAAGATATGACAAGATTGATATAGTTTCCTGTCTCTTCGTGACGCTACGCCAATTCTTGTTAGTGTTTCTCTAATTTTTAGAAAATCTTCTTGGTCGTTGAGAGTCACCTCAACTAAAGTATCAATACTCATAAAAAATTCTCCTATCCGCCTTTATTCAATTTATTTTTTATATTTTTTATCTGTTCATCATTAAGTATAGATAAAGCCTCTTCAGCTCTTTTATTACTGTAACCATAATATTCTTTAACATACTCTAGATCACTATGGATACTCTTTTTAGACCAAGGAGAAAATCTCTTTCTTGGTCTGATACTATTTAGTAAATAATCGAACTGAAGTTTATTGGATAGTAGTGGATATCTATTCATCTCATTTGCATAAAGAATGGTATCTTGATAGTATGAAAAATTCTTATTTACCATGTAAGGCAAATAAGACTTTTCCCATTGTTCGTCTGCCGTGTCCATTAGATTTTCTTTTGTGTTAGAAATCGCAGGCACATAATCTTTAAACAAATCGTATGACATTATTTCCACTCACATTCTACCATCATTTCCGTCAAACAGGCAACCAAATTGACTTCTTGGTCTGCAACAAATGCAGATTTATATTGATAGTCTGCAATCGTTACTACTGCCTGTGGAATTGAATTTGGTTCCATATGTTCATATAATCCATCATAGATTGTACGAAAAATTGTTGTTGGATCGTTATCCAAGTTGTCAACAACCCATTTACGCATATCACCAAATTTTCTTTCTTTTAGAATGGAAGCGAGTTTTTTAATTGATACCTCACCAACATTTACAAGAATTCCTTCATCAATGACACCACTTACAGAATACCTTTGTAGTTCATTCAATACACGGCGCCAGTCTGGGAAATAACGCATTAGTAGTTGTTGTACAACTTTACTATTAAAATCTACACCCTCTTGTTGTAGGATATTAGTTGTTCTTTTATAGAAATTTTTTGCAAGTTCTGGTTTTTCTTTATTTGGAATTTTAAATTCAATTACCGAACATCTAGAATGCAGTGGTTCAATGATACGGTTTTTAAAATTACAAGTAAGAATAAACCTACAATTGTTTGCAAATTCTTCAATAAACCCACGCAATGCAGGCTGAGTTGACTGTGGATTTAGATAGTCTGCCTCA